TTGCGGTAACTACTATTGATGGTGGGTCATTCTAATGGCTACCGTTCTTAAACCAAAAAGAAGTTTTACGGCGACTGCCATACCAACGGTTTCTGATTTAGAAATTGGTGAGTTGGCAATGAATGTTGCTGATGGTAAGTTTTTTACAAAATTAAATGCTAGTACTATTAAAGAAGTTGGTGGTGCAAGTGCTGTTAATATTCAATCAGTATTAAGTGCTGGTGCAATTTCAACAACAGATTTAGTTTTTAATAATGCAAATATTATATTTGAAGGTGCTACACCTGACGCCTACGAAACAACATTAACGGTAGAAGACCCGACTGCTGATAGAACGGTTAAACTACCTAATTCAAGTGGAACTTTGGCGTTAACAGGTGATATTCTTGCTTTCGCTGTAGTATTTGGGGGATAATAAACAATGGCAAGTGCTTTTAAAAATGCTGGACAAGAAAATCCAACAACTGACGGTGTAGGTGCTAATGTATATACGGCTCCTTCTAATGGAACTGCTGTATTACACGCTGTTTATATCTCAAACAAGAATCCAGCTACTCAAGCAGTAGTAGATGTATCGGTTACGATAGATGGTGGAACAACTTTTAGAAGTATTATAAAAGGTTGTATAATTCCACAGAATAACACTTTTATATTAGACAAACCAGTCAATTTAGAAGCAAACGATATAATAAGAGTAGTGAGTAATGTGGCGAGTACGGATACTTTTATATCTGTACTAGAGAATACATAATAGTTAAAAGATAGATTATAAATAGTATAAATATAAACAAAGAGGAATTTTAAATGGGATTAGCATTAGCAACAGGAGCAAGTCAAGCCGTTGGGGTAGACGCTGCTGGATTTCAGATTTCAAATGAATACGCTATGCACGCCCTTAACCGTGATGTAAACGGACTATTGATTTATACAAAAACATCAATGGATAGTACGGATACTATTGAGGTTAACGATGGACAAGGATTTGGTTATAATGGTTTTGAAGGACTTGCATTAGGAAAAGCAAGTGATGGTACAACCGTTCAGAATACTTTACAAAGTACATATGACGAAAGTACAGACGACCACTATCAAACAAATGCTAAGTATAGAAAATATCAACAGGTCAGATTTGACCCTTTGAAACTTTTTTATTTTATTAATGATGAAGGAATGTTAGTTGCGAGATACCAACACGACTATACATATGCTGCTACAGAAACGGCAACTTCAACTACTGGTAATAACTGGATACCTTCTGGTGGCGTTTATTATACACAAGCCAATCAGGAAAGGTATTTGTAAAACAAAAATTAGAGAGAGATAAAAATGGCAGATTTTATTTTAGGTAGACTTAAATTTCACTTCAAAGGTGATTGGGTTACCTCAACAGCATATATTAAAGATGATGTTGTAAGATATGGTGGAAATAGTTTCGTTGCTATGGCGAACCATACATCTTCAGCACTTTTTGAAACCGACCTTACATCAACAAAATGGAAAAAAATGGCAGCTGGGCAAGACTGGAAAGGTGCTTGGGCAGCTACTACATTTTATAAAGTGGACGATGTTGTACAATGGGGAGGTTCTACCTTCGCTTGTAATGAAGCACACACTTCACAAGCAGATTTATATGACGACACATCAAAATGGACATCTTTTGTTCCAGGATTTAAATGGACAGGTACTTACACAAATGGTACTGCATACAAAGTTAACGATTTAGCAAAATATGGTGCAAATGTTTATATTTGTTCCGTAGAACATACTGCCGCTTCTACAATAGATACTGCTAAATTTTCTATGTTCGTATCAGGACTAGAATTTGAAGATTCATACAACGCTGGAACAGCTTACCAAGCTGGAGACATTGTATCTTATGGTGGATATAATTATGTTGCTAAAGTACAAAGTACTGGCGAAACACCATATAACAATGCTACTAAATGGGAAGTATTAACAACTGGTTATAAAATGGTTGGTACCTATGCAGGTGCAACCGCTTATAAAACTGGTGATGTAGTAATGTATGGTGGTCATACTTATGTTGCAAAAACAGACGCAACAGGAATTGTACCAACAACAACTGCAACTTGGGATTTATTAAACGAAGGTTTAAAATGGAATGATAGCTGGACTGACGGAGCTGAATATGCTCCAGGTGACGCTGTTGCTTATGGTTCATCTTCTTATAGATGTAAACTTGCTCATACTGCTACTGCTGTAGCTGGTGACGCTAAAAGACCAGATTACGATACAGGTGGAGTTTATTGGGACTTACTTGCTGAAGGAGATTCAAACTTTGTTACCACTACAAGAGGTGACTTATTAACTAGAAACGCAACACAGAATGTTAGATTAGGAATTGGAACAACTGGTTCAATGCTTAAATCTGATGGTACAGATGTTGCTTGGGCACTTGCTCAAACTAACGACAATGTATATTTTGTTGCACCTCACGGAACAGACGCTTTACCAAGTACAGACGCTGGTAGAGGAACTTCTTTAGATAAACCTTGGGCGTCAATTAAATACGCTTGTGATTGGTTAAAAGACACAGGTAACTCTGGATTAGATTACACGGTTACGGTTACAGATTCAACTAACTTTACAATTACTTTAGGCACATCAACTTATGCTCACACATATTCAACTGGTGGTAAAGTACACAAATCAGATTTTAGTACGGTTAACATAACAAACGCTCCATATAACAATGGAACAGGTGTGGTAACTATTACAACTTCAGGTGCTCACGGATTATCAACTAGTGATAAAGTAAAACTATCAGGAATAGTTTATACTTGTTCTGCTGGAACAAAAACTTATCCAAAAGATACGGTTAACAAAACTCTTTATGTTAAAACTGGAGAGTATACAGAAGCATTACCAATTGTTGTTCCTGCGAACACACAAATGATTGGTGACGGAGTAAGAAGTACAAGAATTAAACCTGCTTCAGGTAATTCAGTAGTTGCTGGATTAACTAACACACCTAACGCAAGAGCAGATATGCTTAGAGTTAGAAATGGTGTTACCATTACAGGATTTACTTTTTCTGGAATGACTGGAACAATGGGTGCTGCTGACGCAAATGGCGTAGCAAGACCAAATACTGCTGACGGTGCAACTCGTTCAGGAGTAGTTATTGCTTTAGACCCAGGAACTGGAACTACAGATACTGCTGCTTGGATAGAAACTAAATCACCATTTATACAAAATTGTACACACTTTGGAACAGGTTCAGTTGGTATTAAGATTGATGGTTCACTACACGGTGGTGGATATTCTTCAATTCTTGCAAACGACTTTACACAAATTTCAAGTGATGGTGTTGGTTGCTGGGCATTATCAAATGCTAAATCAGAATTAGTATCAGTATTCACTTATTACTGCCATCACGGTTATTTGGCTGATAGTGGAGCTGTTATCAGAAGTTTGAACTCTAACAACTCTTATGGAGAATATGGTTCAACTGCTGCTGGTATTGACGCAAACGAAACACCTTATACAGGTTCAGTAGATTTAAGAAACAATGAAGCTAAAGTAGGAAGAACTTTAGTTGCTGGTTCTGGAATCGGAAGATTAGAAATGGAATATGCTGGAGAAGGTTATTCTTCTGCTACAATTGCAATCGGAGGTTCTGGTGCTTCAGGTGCTGTAACCGCTGGATTTAGTGATGGTGCTGTAAAACACATCACGGTTGCAACAACAGGTTCTACACACTTTACAACTTCTGCTTTCGCACAATCAGGAACTTCAACTACATTAAAACTTGCTGCTTCTGATTCACAACCAGACGATTTCTATAATGGAATGAGAATAAATGTTTACACAGGAACTGGTTATGGTAATACTGGTATTATCGCTGACTATGTTGCTTCTACAAAAACTTGTTCAGTACAAAAAGAAAATGGTACTGCAGGTTGGGATGTATGGGTAAACTCTGGTTTATCTTCTGCTACATCTTTTGATACAACATCTGGTTACGAAATAGAACCAAGAGTAGTTTTATCTGGTGGTGGTTCTCCAACAAGAGACGCATTAGCAAGAGCTGTTGTAGATAATCAACAAATTTCAAAAATTTATATATTAGACGGTGGTGCTGGATATACTTCTGCACCTACGATAACAATTACAGACCCTAACGCTTCAACGGTTGGTACTGCTACTTCTGAAATAGGAGATGGAGTAATATCACAAACAACGGTTGGAACTGCTGGTTCTGGATACAAAACAGAAACAACAACTGCTACCGTATCTGGTAATGGTTATGCTGAAATATCAAGTGAAGGTACTGCCTTTGTTAGATTAACAGGATTATCAAAATCACCTACAGGTGGAGACATTGTAGAGTTTGCTGGAATAACTGGACAAGCTTACTATGTTGTGGCGGTTACAGGATATTCTGCTGGTGCTGGATTAGTTAGAGTAAATCCAAAATTTACAACTGCTAATAAACCAACTCACGGAGAGACTGCAACTTTAAGAAGTAATTACTCAAACATAAGATTAACAGGACACGACTTCTTGGATGTTGGTACTGGAGATATTACAACAACTAATTATCCAAATGTCGCTACACAGGCGCCAGACGCTAATGATGAAATCTTTGAAGCTGATAGAGGAAGAGTATTCTATTCTTCAACAGACCAAGATGGTAACTTTAGAGTAGGTAATTTATTTAAAATTGAACAGGCAACTGGTAAGGCAACATTGAACGCTGAAGCATTTGACCTTTCTGGACTACAAGAATTAAGTCTAGGTTCAAGTGCTCAAGGAAACTTTGGTGCTACAATTGCTGAATTTAGTACCGATGGTACTTTGGCAGACAATTCTGATACTGCTTTAGTAACCGAAAGAGCAATTAAGACATATGTAGATGGACAACTTGGTGGTGGACAAAATGACTTGTCAGTTAACTCATTAACGGCTGGTTCAATTACTGCTACAGGACAAACAATATCTACAACAGGATTAAGTGGAACAGATGTAAACTTAACTATTGGTACACAAAACGATGGTATTATTACTCTTTCTGCTCAAGCACAAACAAGTATTACACCAACAAGTGGCAACGACCTTGTTAATAAGTCATATGTTGACGCACAAGGAACACCAACATTGCAAACACTTTCTATTGATGATGTAGATTTATCATTAAAAAGAAGAGTCATTACAAACGCTAATGAACTTATACAAAAAGAAAGTACTCAATTTGATGGTACGGATGCAACTGAAGGATTTGAATTTATTAACGGCACAATGCAAATTAATATTGACAAAGCTGGAGATTTGGTAATAGAAACAATATAAATATAGTTAAATTAGGAAGATAAACAATGGCAACAACAAAACAAAGAATTGGAAATCTGTTCTTCAATTATCAAGGAGAATATTCAGCTACAAAGACTTATTACCACGATGATGTTGTACAATACAACAACACGGATTGGATTTGTACAAAGAATTCTGCTACAACAGGAACTGCTCCAGTAGACAATGAAAGAAGATATGTAAGAATTACTAAAGCTGTTTCAGCGAGTACAGGTTCTAACGCATACAAATGGGATGGCGAAGCTACTTGGCCGCAAACAGAATTACAATATAAAATTGGTGATACTTTGGTATTATACCAAGATGGAAACGATTTTGATGATAACAAAATTGCTTTTTCAGATTCATCTACAAACAAAAATACAAATTTATTCCACAAAGATGTTACCTATTTCTTAAATGGCAAAGCTGTTGGTGCTGGTACGGCAACTAATGAATACTTTAATTCATCAGCTTTTAACAATGCTACTAAAAGAGAAATTAGAATAGAATTTACAAGTGAAACACCTAAAGAAATTTATATGTTTAACTACGATAATCCAAGTGCCAATTGGGGTCCTAAAATAGTTGTTGCTGACCATTCAATTTGGAAACCGATTAGACAATCATTTAAATGGAGAGGTGAACACGATAACACAAACGATAGTGGTTCATATCAAACTTATTACGCAAATGACATAGTAAGAATAGTTGTTCCTTTAGATAACGACTTTTCTGAAACGGTTATGGACCAAGAACATATCCAATCTACAAGAGCAACTTATATTTGTATAAGACAACATACTTGTGATGGTACTGACAAATATTTACCTTGGGACCAAGAAGCTGATACAGACGACAATAAGTATTGGGAAAGAATTTCTGAAGAAATGCAATTTGACGATGAAATCGTTGAAGATAGTGGAGCTGTTGCTACAATTACAAATGTATCTGCTGCTTCTCCAAGTAGAAAACAAGGATTTTACAGATATGTAAATTGTAATAACATAACTGCCGCTGCTGAAAATAGTGGCGCAGGAAGAACTGGTGGATATAATACACCAATGTTTGATGTTGAAGTAGAAGGTTATCAATCTGCAAAGACTTGGACGATTGAAACAAGTGCTCATTACAAAAGAAAAAAAGGAAAATACAATAATGTAACCCACACTTCTTCAAGTGGTGGTGGTTCAAACTCCTATTGGGATTTTGAAGTTGACCAAGAAGGAAAAGTAATTAAAGCTGTTCTTACGAAGAAAAATCTTGGTGGTGATATGGGTGGATTAGGATATGCTGTTAACGAAGAATTAACTTTTGCTGACGCAAGTTTCGGTGGCGGTGGTGCTGCTGATGTAGTCTTAAAGATAACTGCAATAGGAACTTGGGGTGCATTAAACATAAATTTATGTAAAGACGATAGACAAGGAAGACAACACGCACAATGGTATAACGACAACGAGGCACCAGTATTTGGTGGAGAAAATAACGCTACTAATGACCAATTAGGATTTGATGGACAAATATTTTATTCTTCTGCCAATGTAACCTTTGATGTTGCAAGTACAAGTAAAAAAGCTAGAGGTTATGCTACAAGATTTTCAGGAAATAGATTAGAGTGTATGAGTTTATGTAATACAAATGGTCCAATTGGAGACGATAACAAGTATTACAGATTACCTGGACAATTCCAACAAGCTAACTGCGTTAACTGGCCGTGTTTTATTAATGGTCGTGGTGGTATTACAAGTTGGGGTTCAAACTCAACTGGACAAAACGGAATTAATCAAGGTTCTGTACTAATGGGAGTTGGAATGACTTTCCCATTTACAGATTGGTATAGAAGTACAGATAACGGTGGTAGTGGTATTCATACTACTCCTGATGGAGAACCACCTAAAGCTATTCAATTAATATCTGGATATGAAACTGGTATGGCATTATTTAACAATGGCGAAATATACCATTGGGGTTATGGAGGTCACGGACAAAGTGGTGACGCTGCTACTTCAACTAGAAGTTATCCAGTAAGATGTGGTGGAACATATCAGGAAGTTTATGCTGCTGCTAATGCTTCAACACACACTTTAATGTCTACAAGAATTAAAAGAATATGGATGACTAATTGGGGTGGAGACAATAATACAAGTACTCATAGTTGCTATGCGTTAGATACTGATGGCGAATTATGGGCGTGGGGTTATAATGGATACGGACAATTAGGAGATAATACTACAACAGAAAGAAATAGACCACAAAAAATTAACAAGACTTCTTACTTTAATGGTAATAAGATTGTTGCTTTCTGGACTGCTGGAGCAGGATACGCTTTCTGTTTCGCTTTAGATGACGCTGGAAAATTATATAGTTGGGGATACAATGGTTACGGTGTTTTAGGACACGCTAACACAACTAACTTATCAGTACCAACAGAAATTCCATCAATCACTTGGGCAAATGGTTCTTCTGATCCTGGTAAGATTAAAAAATTATTAGTTGATTCTCAACAATCATACCAAAGGGTTGCTATTCTTACAGACAAAGGTAAGATATATTGGTGTGGAAGAAATGAATACGGTTGGGCGATGATGGGAAATACAACAGATGTTAATACATTTACTCAAATGTCTGGTGGACCTGGAAGCGGAACTAATTCATATTGCGCTAATATGTGGTTTACTGGAAATGGAAGATACGCAAGTTTCTGGACTAAAGATAGTACAGGTGCTATAAAATGTTGTGGTTACAATAGTTCTTATGAATTAGGAATTGGAAATAACAACAACCAATCAGCTGCTGTATCACCTAAATGGCAAATTAATGGAACAACAACTGCTGATTTAGAAAATATTAAAGACATAGGTTGCAATAGTGAATATGGTAACCAATGGATGTGTAATGTATGGGTATTAACTTACGATGGATTTATGTTTAATACTGGAAGAAACAACTATGGAATTGGTTGTCAAGGTTATTCTTCTAGTTATAATGACAGACAATCAACAAACAATATAGAAGAAACAGATGATTATTACTTCCAAATGCAAAGAATGCCGAATTATGCACACGGCAGAATCGAAGATGTAAGAGGAAGAGGTTATTACTCAACTGATGGTAACAGATACCACTTTAGAGAAATTAGAACATTTGATAACAGGTACTTATTATGGGGTTATGGTGGAGATTATATAATGGGACAAAATGATGGAAATTACCACTCAACTGCTCAACCACCTGTTCTTGGATAATAAATATAATAGAAGGTAAATAGGAAAACAAAATGGCAAAAATAAATCTCGGTAGAATTAAACTCCAATTCCAAGGAGAGTTCAATAGAGACCAAATGTACAGAAGAGACGATATTGTCTACCACTCAAATGCGATGTGGATTATGACAAATGAATATCTTCCAGATGGTTCTAGTGCTTACGCTCCAGGAAGTAAAGTTCAAGGTTACAATGTAAAAGAAAAAAATATTGTACAAGGTGGACAAGATCCAAACTATAACGGTGCTGACGCATTTAGTTATACACAATATTGGACAGAAAACGAAAGAAAAGCTGAAAGACAAAGAACAGATAGAGACGGAAATCCTGTTCAATACAATTCAACTTATGGCTCTAACGAAGATGGAGCACACGAAATTAATTATAACCAAATAGATACTCAATTAGGAACAATTGTACGCCATCAATCCCACCTAATGGATGAGTATGACGCTATGTTCCGAGAAACAGAAGACGACTATTCAGAAATGGATACTTACAATGGTTATGAACAAACTTATTTTAGATACCACTACAGACCAGTAGACAATACTTTTGATGTTGCTGTTAATGTTTCTGGTGGTGTACCAGATTTCAAAATTGACAATAGAGTAGGTTCATCTACTAAAGGAAGACAATTTGCTGGTTACAGAAACTTTGAGTTTGTTAAAGAAGGTCATAGATATGCTTTCGTACAACACAAAAATTCAAACAAATTTTATCCGTTAGGATTTTCTTATACTGCCGATGGTATTCATAATACTGGAAATACAGGTAAGTCATTAGGACAAGACCACGATGGTCCTTACTATGTTAAAGGTACTGCTTCAAATGGTGATAGTGGTTTCTTTTCTCCATTATACAAAACTGCTGTTGCTGCTAACGCTGAAGATACAAGACGAGGTGGACAAGGTGTTTCTCACAAATTAACTTTTGACCAAGGTGATGTACCTGGTTATGAAACAACTTCTGTTGCTTTACAAGGTTGGTTACACGATGACGGAACACAAAGAAAAGATACACAAGTTTCTGTTCTAACAGACGCTTCTGATAACACTTACTTACAGGTTACAAATGCTTGGGAAGGAACTACTTCTGGTGGTGCTTCTACAAGAACAAGAAAAACAATTTACTTAAACACAGGTGATTCAACTGAACATCACGCACAAACAGGAACAACTTATTCTTATGTTTATGTTGATGGTGCTTTACAAGTTGGTTCAAATATAACTGCTGTTATAACACAAAGTAGAGACGATACAACAACTGCTAATAATGGTGCTGGAAGACAAAGACTATTAGTAAACGGAAAACCTGTTTACCAATTAGTTGCTGAAGCTTCTAATGTTGTTGTTGGTGGTATATCTGGTGCTTATCAGGCAATAGATAATACTGGTACTGGAACAACTACTGCTTTAGGTTCATCTCCAACTTCTAACGAAGATAAGATTGACCTTTATATGCCTAAACTTACAGACCCGACTGAAAATGCGGAAAGAACTTTCCAAATGACGGTTGCTTCTAGTAAATTTAATGTAGATGGTGCTGTACCAACTGCTAATACGGTTAAATTAGAAGAAGGAAAAACTTATAAGTTTGACCAATCAGATTCTACAAACGCAAGTAAGACATTAAAATTCTCAACAACTAGTGATGGAACACACGCTAGTGGTTCTGCATACACAACTGGAGTAACCACTTTTGGAACTCCTGGAAGTGCTGGTGCTCATACAATAATTAAAGTAAGAGCTAATACTGCTAAACTTTATATTTACTGCCACGAAAGTGCTTCTCACGGATTTGCAACAGAAACATATGATAGTGCTACAAATTTAGGAAAATCATATGCACCTGCAAACATAATGAAATGGAGAGGTTTTGGTAAAAACGGATGGGTTAAATATTACCTAGATGGATACCAAGTAGATGAAAATACTTACATTGAGACATTTTTCAATTCAATTGGAGACAATGATGACCACGAGTACAGACAAAAAATGGAAAATGGCAAATGGAAAGGTGGAAAACAATACAACTTTGCAAACAAAGGTGAGAGAACGGTTGAGTTATATGTACCTTATCAAACAACTCAATCTGAATCAGAAAAAACGGTTATATATCCATTCTGTTTAGAACCAACAACTGCTAGTAGAGCTACTACTGGTATGTACAACGATTTAGGTTTCTCAATTGAGAAGTCTTGGAGAGGTTACAAACATTGGGACAAATTACAATCATCTTTAAGATTTAGAGGTGAGTATTCTGTTAACACACAATACAATCACAATGATGTTGTATCTTACAAACCTTACAAAAGAATATCAACTGGAGAGAAATGGTACAGACACGGTACTGGCTTATATAGAGCTATAAGAGATAACAAAGGTAGACCACCTCAACACGGTTTCCAAGAACCAACAAGGTCTCCTTTAATGACTAAATCTTCGGTTACATCAAACAGACTTACTGGTTATGCTGACCACGAAAATAATAACGAAACAGGTAAAAACTATCCTCCACATATTCAATCATACCATAATGCTTGGGAATCCTTTGCAGGTATGAACTCGCAAGAACAATGTGCTGGAGTTTGGTTCCCGAATAGAGGTCCAATCGCTTGGCCGTATAAAGACGGAAGAAGTGAAAATGGTAACATTTACAGATGTCATATGTACATTGATAAGAATGGTGCTGTATGGACAATTGGACACGGTACTTCTGCTTCTAATATGGAAAAAGACCGTTCATCTTCATACTTTAGAGAAGTAACCTTTAGATGGAGAGATTTCTACAATTCAGAAAGTAGAAACGAAGGTGGATACAATCATAGAAAAGGACCTAAATGGTCTCGTTATGATAGAATGAGAACACCAAGAGCTATCCAAATAGAAATGTCTTATGACGCAACAATGATTCTATTTGATAACGGAGAAATATTCCACGGTGGATATGGTTCACACGGACAACAAGGTACTGGTTATGACGGTGCTCCTGGTAATGCAATGTCACCTGACGGTGTTGAAGATGTCCACTTCATTAAAATGACAATGAAAATTCAAAACGAAGATTCAATACATACTCCTTGCGCTTTAACAGACGAAGGTGATGTATATGTTTGGGGTTACAATGGTTATGGCGAAGTTGGTGATGGTAGAACTCAACACGCATACGGACCAAAAAGAATTCCAAGAGAATGGTTTAATGACGAGAAGATTATAGATATTACTTGCTCAGGCGGTGATAGTACATCTTTCTATGCTAGAACTTCACAAGATAACATTTATGCTTGGGGAAGAAATAACATAGGTCAATTAGGAGATACAACAACTACAGACAAATACAGACCAGTATTGATGACAGGATTTAATGCTTCTGATAATGGTGGTATCGCTGTATGGCAAGCTTGTTCTCACTCATCTAACTCTTGTTTCCAAATATTAGATGGAAACGGATATATTTGGAGTACAGGTAAAAACGATTATGGTAACTTCTTTGATAACTCAACAACTGATAGAAGTACTATGACACAGGCAACTGCTTCTCCTGCTGGAGATATAGTTGACTTTTGGGCTTGTAGATGGAACGGATATAGAACAACTTTCGTTAGATTGAAAAATGGAGAGACTTGGACTGCTGGACATTCTGGAGGTTATTACAATTCAGGTGATGGTGGAACAGGAACAAATACAAGTCCTGTACAAGTAGATAAGATTAACAACTTAAAAGAAGTTGCAATTTGCAACACTTATTCTGACCAAGGAAGAAGTTATTGGTTAACTGATAATGGGGAATTCTTCTGTCAAGGTAGGGATGTTTATTCATCTATGCCTAATCCAATTGCTGGAGATAACTGGACTGGTGAAGATGGAACATACAAACCATATCACGCTTATGTACCAGCGGCAACAAGAATAAGAACAATGTGTATTCAAGGTATTGACCAATCAACTAACTATTACGGACTTCAACCAATGGTTGGAACGGAAGATGGTCAAGTGCTACTTTGGGGATTTTCTAGTAATAACAACTTGGGACACCACGCAACTGCTACCTGGTCAAACACAGGCAGACCGATGATGTGGCAAGCTGGTAATGGTAGATAAAGTATAAATAGAAGTATAACAAAAAAAGAAAACGGAGATAAAAACAATGGCAAAAGTAATATATTCAATGACTGCTGGAATTGGTCAAGGTGATGATTATACTGCTCCTACAGGAGATACGCCTATTAGTTTAGGAGAGTTAAATGGTAAAGCATACTTCTCTATTGATGATGGTAATACTACCATTTCAACTAGTGGTGCAAATGATTCTGTATACGGTGTATCAGTAGTATCAGACGCAGACGAAAAAACAGCAATCAAAAATAGTAGCTCTTATGTTGAACAAGGTTTAGATAACCTAGACAACGATTTTATGGCAGGTAAAAATATGATAGATTTATTATCAGATGTGGCAGATGACACTTCTGCAACTAAAACTGCTATCGCTGACCATAAAACTGCAAAAGCTAATTTTTTGACAAATTTAGGATTTTAATTAAACAAGTATTAGGGAAAGTAATATGGCATTATCAATAACAGATTTTAAAGTAACCTGGAGAGGTGCTTGGAGAGATAAGGAAAGCTACAAGAAAAATGATGTAGTTTACTGGAGAGGTAAATCTTATAGATGTATTGAAGATACACCTATGAATTATACTATTTCTTCTGAAGCAATGATTAATACTAACTCGTATGGTCAATATCAACCTACGATTAGAAAAAGAAGCTATAGACCAGATGACAGAAGATACTGGACATTATTACTAGCAGGTAACGATAACATTGAAACTTGGCAATATTGGAGACAATATGAAAGAGGCGAAATGGTTAAAGTTGCTGACAAAATTTATCTTTGTTTACAAAGAACAAGATATTGTAATACTTGGGTAGAAGAACACGATGGAAGACCATCAAAATATTGGGAACTAATTTACATAAACGAAAACAAGTGGTGTACAAGAAACGAAGTTGTATCATTTAACAACCGAGCTCCGTTAGGTTGGAGATACAATATGGGAGTTTCACACACAGGTTGCTCAGACCAATCATATAGAACTTGTACTTTATGTTCAGATGGTTCTGATATGTGGGTTGGTTCTTCTGACAATACCTCATCTTCAGGATTAGGAGAAGGTACTGCTGGAAATGACGAACCTGCAAAACATATGTCAACAGGTTTCACATTTACAGATTGGATGGCGTCAACAGATAATCAATCTTGGAATATTAATGCAACAGGAAGAATGACTACTCCTGATGGTAAAGCTCCAAGAGTTATCCAAGTTTCAAAAAATTATAACAGAACATATTGGTTGTTTAACAATGGTGAAGTATATGCTTCAGGTAACAATGGAAATTATTCTTTAGGAAATTCAGAAACAACAGATAGACCTTATGCAGTTAGGGTAACGGCAAACGATACGCAAGACTGGCAAGGTAATACAATTGGAAAAACATATAACCAAACTAGAATGGTTAAAGTAGGATTTTCAGACGAGGCACACGATAGTGGTACTACTTCTAATTGGTCATTAGGATCAGATGGAAGTGTATGGGTTTGGGGTTACAATAACAACGGTCAATTAGGACTTGGTAATCCTTCAATTAATAACTCAACAGATACTACTGGTGGACCAACTTCAACTGCTTTCTATAGTGCCAATATTCCTAGACCAGTAAGATTACCACAATCATATTTTGATGGAAGAAGAATTGTAGATATGTGGTCTTCAGGTTCAGAAGAATGTTGGTTCCACGCACTTGACGATACAGGTCAACTATGGGCGTGGGGACATAACCAATACGGTGAATTAGGAGTAGGTAACAGAAATGGAACTTATTACTATACAAAACCTACAAGAGTTGGAATTAACTGGAACAGATACGGTGGAATAAAATTATACAAATCAACTTGGTCAAACGGTGGACACTCTTCTACACACATTTTAGATGGTGAAGGATATATGTGGTTCACAGGTTATACAACTTCAGGCGCTTGGCCGATAGGTTCTCCTGGCTATACAGATACGCACCATATTGGTTCGTTCAGAAGAGAAGGTCACTTTATAAATGGTGATATTGACTTCTTCTGGTGTGGTGGAGATGAAAACAAATGGTTGTATTTAAGACAAAAATCAACAGGTATGCTATGGGTACACGATGGTAACTATGGAACTTATGGTGGTCGTGGACAATCAGTAGAAAGTAATGGATACTGGTATTCTTCAGGTGGTCACCCAGGAAGTTTCATACATCAAAAAGGTCCTAAATGGGCGGTTAATGTATGTGATGTAGGTATGAGTAGAGCTGATGGTTCTTATATGTACTCTTTCCCAATGATACTTGATGACGAAGGAATTATATGGGGTGGTGCTCCATATTCAAACGATGAACACGGTTTAGGTGGAGACTCAAGTAATAATGACCAATACACTAATGGTGGTCGTAATGACACGCAAGGTGCTATGGAAGACAATGAAATGTTTAGAACAAGAAAAAGAATTGTATTCCAACCTGCAGGTGGTCATAGATGGACAGATTTATTCTATTCAGGAACTGGTTCTTCAAACATACCAAGAGCTCTTAACCAAAGAGGTCAGGTATACTGGTGTGGATATGATGGTGGATCTTCGGTAACTCAACACTATGACTATTATGGTGAAGGTGCTAATAGTAACCAAACTGCTTACTTCTTCCACTTGGGTCCTAGAGACTAACATAAATACTATATTATAGACCTGCTTTACTATGGGTCACTATATAACAACTTGGAGTGAAAAATGAAAGACCTAGAAACCTTTATTGAAAAGGCACGAAACAACTATGAATCAATGGATTTCATAGTAGATTACAACAACAATAAACTCATCAAAGAAGTTAAAGGAACTTACTTTTATAATCAATGGTTGGTTATAAATCAGTTAGAACATTTAACTTTAGAAATCACTAAAGACTTTCCCGAAATAAACATAAGAGAAAAGCTATATGAGGCATTTAAACAAGAATGGCCTTATGAAGCTGATGATATTTCAAAACCTTGGGTAGAACCATCAATGATGTATGGTACCGAAGTATGGGTAAATCATTTAAAACCTTTAAAAGATACTCCACACAAACTAGTTGCTCAACTATACGCTACTCATAGCGAAATACATAAAAATCAAAAATCTTCTATATTAGTTGACAAGTTAAAAACTTTATTTGAAAAATATTACAAAGACCATAAAGAAGAAATGTTAGAGGAAGTTAAAATGTCTTGGGATTTTAAAAGAGGTTTAGTACAAGATTTAATGGCACACCAAGAACATATGGAAGAGGTCTTACCTAGAATTGCTTTATTCAAAATTGGTGCAAAAGAAATAATGGAAGATAAATCAGGTATTAATAATATGTCTGCTGGTAATAGAGACGAAACAGAAGATATGAAAGTAAGAGCAGAATTAATGAAAAATGCGGTTACTATGAGAGAAATGGATGTTGATGATTTGCCAGAAGAATATAAAGATTATGTTAACGAAGATATAAAGGCAGAACAACAAAAGAAAGATGAACTAGATAAAAAATTTAAAGAAGCACCAAAAAGATGAAGACATTAAAAGAACTTACTTGGGAACATCATAAAGAAGCTGAACGCCAAGGATTTGTAAAAACAATTATGTCAGGTAAAATAAATCCTGAAATATATGGTATCTATCTTTTCAATCAACATCAATGTTATAATATGTTAGAAGCGTTAGCAATGTCAGAAGGTATCTTTGATGATATGCCTGAATTGAGACGAGCACCATCTATCAAAGCAGACTTTGATGAATTGTGGACATATAATTGGAAACCACCATTGATGGAATCTACAAGTAAATATTTGGATTATATTAATAAAAATTTAATGGATAATCCAGAAAAAATAGCTGCTCACATTTATGTAAGACATATGGGAGATTTATCTGGTGGTCAAATGATAAGAAAAAAGATACCAGGTCAAGGAAAATATTATCAATTTAATATTAGATATGTTGAAGGTAGAAATCAACCATATAAAAACATTAAAGAATTAAAAGAAGCATTAAGAACTAAAGTGGATAGTTATCAAAAGTATTCAGACCAAAGTACTATATCTGAAAATATTAATAGTGTTGTTTATGAAGCAAGAATATGTTTTGGATTTGCAACAGATTTATTTAAAGATATGAAAAAATTTATTGAACAAAACGAAAAGAGGTTTGGTGATGGCAATTTATAAACGAAGTAGAATATGGCAGATGTTAGAAGAAACTACTAACTATCTTACAGCAGTTTTTGATAGAGAAGGTAAAGAAATATTTGAACCAACTATGGAAAAATTTAATCGTCCAAAAGACGGTTGGGTTAATAGAGTATGGGAAACACCAGAAGCGAGAAGATGTCATTTAGATGTTGTAGACGCAAGAGGAACAAAAGGTTTATATATGTTTCATTGTTGTGTATTTCCAAAACTAACACACCCAGGTCCAATATATGGACTTGATGTTATTGCTGGTGCAAAAAAGGTTACAGGTTTCTTCCACGACTTTTCTCCACTTGCAAAGAGAGACCATTCAATGGTTGATTGGTTTGTGAAAGAAGCAAGTAATTATAAACCATCTAAAGTACGAGAACTACCTGATTGGGCAATGAAAATTTTTAGTCCTGGTATGGTTGCTGCTAGTAATATAACACAAGAAAAAGAATTAAATGCCGCTTTAAGTTTAGCACAAACTAATTTAGGTGCTTACTTTACATTATTAAGACGAGAAAAAGGAGAAGGAAATATACAAGAAATAAAAGACGCACAAAACAGATACGCAAAACATCAAAGAGAAAATCCTCATACGCCTAGAGTAATGAAGTCTTTAGGATTAAAAGATGAAGATGTTGAAGAATTTTGTACAAACGCATTATTTCCTTATGTTGAATAATGGAACATTTAGATAAATTTAAACAGGTCATAGACGATTATAAATCAGATGGAAGATATAGAACTTTTAATGATATTATAAGAACAAGAGGAAAGTATCCTCACGCCATTTGGTATTCAAAATACTCAATCAAAAATATTGTCAATTGGTGTTCCAACGATTATCTTGGAATGGGACAACATAACTATGTCATAGACTCTATGAAAACAGCACTTGAAACGAGCGGAGCGGGTGCTGGAGGGACAAGAAACATATCAGGCACTACTCACTATCATAATGCTCTGGAACGAGAACTAGCGTCTCTCCATAAGAAAGAAAAAGCATTATTATTTACTTCTGCTTATAATGCCAATCAAACAACTTTAGAAACAATGGGTAAGGTTATGCCTGATTTATTGTTTATATCAGACGCACAAAATCATTCTTCTATCATACAAGGTTTACGCCATAGTAGATGTAGAAAAGAAATATTTAAACATAATGATTTAGATGATTTAGAAAGTATTTTAAAATCTGAACCAGGTCCTAAATGTGTAGTATTTGAAAGTGTATATTCTATGGACGGAGATATTGCTCCTGTAAAAGAAATAGCTGACTTATGTAAAAAGTATAATGCAATTTCTTATATTGATGAAGTACACGCTGTTGGTCTTTATGGAAAAGAAGGTGCTGGAATATGTGAAAGAGATAATGTAGAAGTTGATATAATAAATGGAACATTAGCAAAGGCGTTCGGTGTACAAGGTGGATACATCGCAGGAAAGAGAGAGTTTATTGACACAATAAGAAGTATGGCTAGTGCTTTTATTTTTACAACTTCTGTAAGTCCAGTTATTTGTGCTGGTGCTTTAACGAGTGTTAAGTATGTTAGAGACCATCCTGAATTAAGAGATAAGATACACGAAAGAGCAAACAAAACAAAAGAAGAACTTGAAAGACAAGGAATAGAAGTTATGAAAAATGATAGTCATATTGTTCCTGTTATTATTGGAGAAGCTAAAAGATGTAAAGCAGTATCAGATGAATTACTTTACAAAGAAGGTATCTATGTACAACCTATCAATTGGCCAACGGTTGCTGTAGGTACTGAAAGATTAAGATTTACTCCAACTCCATTTCATACAGATAATTTGATATTTGATATGGTAGTTAAAGTCAAAGCTGCTATTAAAAGATGTGGAAAGAAACTGAATTATGATTGATAAAATTATAGCTGATGGTGGAGATGGATTAGATGTCCTAATATATTGTCTAAAACACGAACCTTTTATACAAGGAATTATATTATTTGGTCTGTTTTTAGCGATATTTTCTTGGTACTATGATAATAAAGTAGATGATAAGGCCGTTTGGTCAAATAACGACCATCTATAAATTATAAATATAGCAAAGAATTAGAAGGAAATAACTATGGCTCAACCTAATACAAGACAGACATTAATCTCTTATGCTAAAAGAGCATTGGGGCATCCTGTTATAGAGATAAATGTTGATGATGACCAAATAGATGATAGAGTAGATGAGGCGCTACAATACTGGCAACAATATCACTATGATGGTATCAAAAGAACTTATTTAAAATGGCAATATACACAAGCAGAAAAAAATAGAATCTTAACTAGTAATAGTGAAGCAGGAACAAAGAATTCTGTAACCTCTACTTGGAAAGAAGATAACAATTATATTGTTGTTCCAGAAACCGTATTTTCGGTTACAAATATATTTCCTTTTTCAAACAAAGGTAATTTAAACTTATTTGATGTTAGATACCAATTAAGATTAAATGACTTATACGATTTCTCATCAACTTCTGTTGTTAACTATGATGTAGTTATGAGACAATTAGATTTCCTAGACCACATATTAGTTGGTGAAAAACCATTAAGATTTAACCAACACGATAATAGATTATACATTGATATGGATTGGGAAAACGATTTAATGATAGATGAATATATTGTTATTGAATGCTACAGAAAAATGGATCCAGACACATATACAGATGTCTATAATGATATTTGGTTAAAGAAATATACAACTGCACTAGTTAAAAAACAATGGGGTGCTAATCTATCAAAATTTGCTGGTGTTGCTATGATAGGTGGTGTAACCTTAAATGGTGAACAAATCTATACACAGGCATTAGCAGATATAGAGAAGTTAGAGGAAGAAATAAAATCTCTACAAGAACACCAAGCACTAATGATAGGATAAAAATAAAATGGCCGTTAATCATTATTTTCAAGGCGGCGATGGCATAGGTAGTCAAAGTGAGAAAAGATTAATAGAAGATTTAATCGTAGAGAATTTAAAAATCTATGGACACGCTGTTTATTATTTACCGAGAACTCTAGTTAATAGAGATTTAATTCTTGGTGAGGATTCTGCGTCTAGGTTTGACGACTCGTATCTAGTAGAAATGTATTTTGACACACCACAAGGGTTTGCTGGTGAAGAAGAAATAATTAGTAAGTTTGGATTAGAAGTAAGAGACGATACAACTTTCGTTATTGCTAAAAGAAGATTCCAAGAACAAGTAGATGACCCAGCAAACCTAATGGTGGATGGCAGACCTAATGAAGGTGATGTTATTTACTATCCTTTAATGAATAGGTTTTTTGAAATTGCGTTTGTTGAAGACCAGGAACCTTTCTTTCAATTAGGAAATTTACCTGTCTATAAATTAAGATGTAAAACATTTGAATACTCTAGTGAAGAATTTAATACAGGTCACGCTGACATTGACCAAGCTGATGATAGAAAATCACTTGATACATCTTTGGCACACCAGTTTAGACTTGAAGATGGTACATTAAATCAATCTTCTTATAGTGGTTTCTTACAATTAGAAACAGGAGATAAACACGGTAATCCTTGTTATTTAATTAATGAAGATTGGGACGACACTACAACTGATGGAGACGCTGCTGAAAGTGTACAAACAAAATCTGCTTATGCTGATAATTTAGATTTAGATTCAGCTGCTGGTTTTGATACTGCAACGGTTAATGATGATATACTTGACTTCACAGAAAACAATCCATTTGGAGAAGTTAAATAATGGAAAGAGATAGACATAAACAACTAGTAGAACATACTAATAGAATTAATAAAGAAAAAAAAACTTTAGAGTTATCTAAAACTTTAAGAAAAGAAGTTGAGATAGGTGCTACAGGCACACAAAAATATAGATTTAAAAAAGGACCTAATAAAGGTAAGGTAGTATAATGTTTGGAACTCATTTTTATAACGAAGGTATGAGAAGATTGACTATTGCTTTTGGTCAAATCTTTAATAAGATTGTTGTACAAACAAAAGACGCAAATGGTTCAGTAGTTAAAAGATTTACGGTGCCATTAGCATATGCGCCAAAAGAAAAATTTATTGTTAGATTAACTCAACAAGGTGATTTAACAGATAAACAATTTGCAACGGTACTACCTCGTATGGGATTTGAAATAGAAGGTATAGAATATGACCCTAGTAGAAAGTTAAATAAATTACAAAAATTTAGAAAACCAAACACAGATGGTTCTTCTACGGATCAAGCTAATAAAATGGACTTTAACTATACTCCAGTTCCATATAATATAACATATAAATTGTTTATATTTACAGCAACTGCTGAAAATGGTTTACAAATTTTAGAACAAATAGTACCGTACTTTCAACCAGATTATACGGTTACAATTAATATGGTTCCTGATTTAGGAATTAAGCGTGATGTTCCAATTGTAATTGGAGACATACAATACGAAGAT